CAGTTGACTTGGACAGATCAGCTGAGAATATCATTGCTGGATTCTCCTTCGTTGATTGAGGATTAAAGATTCTTAAGTCTTTATTCTTTAAAGCGTTAGACGTTTGAAATGTCTTACCTAGGTAGGGCAGAAGAAAAGCGGACATCGCTCTGGCTTGCCAGACAATCGACGCAGAGTGAATTGTAATTGCTCTGATTTTCCCTTCTGATGTGTTCAAAAGTTCAACCTTACACTCTCGCCTATTCGGTCCATCGATGACGGCTCGTTCGAATCGGTCTGCATAGTCGCTAAAGTCGGTAATCGGCCTATGGTGCGGCTCTCCTGTCTGATCTCTAACAACGATCGGTAGTGGATCCACCGTAGTATAGTGAATGCCACCGTCATAATGACCATATTCATTGAACTCGTCTTCCATCTCCGCGAGTTCCTCCTCAGTGAGGGGTTCTGTAGTCTGATAGCTTAAGACATTGCTCATTCCTATCTCCTCCTTAGTTGCCTTATACATCTCAAGGGCAATGAGCGCTCCTCCATCTTTCGCGCTTTGTTCTAAGCAGGACTTCGTTCCCGGGATAGGTAGTGATGCCAAGACCTTTGGTGCCTTTCTTCGAGAAAACATGTCAAAGATGAAGTCTTTCATCTCTCTTAACGTATTCTCGTGTGGCATTGGTACATCCTCTGTTAGTCTTTTGATTACCTCGTCGAATTCTAGCTCCATATCAACCGGAGCCGGGACGCAAATTCCTCTCGATAGAGTGGATGCGAGGAAGAGTCGATGAGCATTGCCGCATGTTCTTCCCAATGAACAAGTTTGGTGTCCATCGAGGTATTTAGTAGTGCTGCTCGCGGCGCAGGATATCAGCGCGCCGCTCCGACATAGATCACTGAAAGCTTTTGCGACGATCCTGAGGTCGCTCGAGACGAATCGTGCTAACCATTCCGCCATCTTAGTAATAATTTGACGGTTTCTAGGCGCAAATAGTTTCGTACCGACTTTCGGTGATCCATAGCATAGCTCGAGCGCAGTTCTAATCGCGCTCCAGTTTTTCTTAACGAGTTTGATATTAGACTTTAACAACTGGTCTAATAGATGATTACTTGGTCGGGTATCCGGTACCACAACACACGGTACCGAGGAATGTGTCTTTCCATTGACTTTGCGGAAAACAGATTTAATTGTTTTCTTTTCTCTGATTTTCTTACACTGATCAGCTAAACCATATCTTATGGCTTGGTCTAGGTAAGATGAGGCAGTTGAAGTAGAAGTTTTCTCGGACTTCGTTCTTCCGCTCACCCTCAACATCAAGTTCAAAATAGGACCTTCGGGTAATATTTTGCTACATACTTCAGCAAGCGATTTAATGCTAGTGAGAATTGACTTCTCAACCGTAAGGTTGATAGGTTTAGGATTACTGGCTGCATTGCGAGGAGTAATGTTATTTAAACTTGATATTAAGGGGTAGCCTACGGGCTGCTCCGGTCTAGAATGAGA